CTCCGTATAGTGAGCCTATTTTCATAGACTTTTACTATATGATTAGAATCAGTTATATACTCGTTTCCATTCTTTTTAAGGAATTCGAACAAATCATCCACGTTGTCATCTGGAGCACGGCCAAAGAAGCCCGTATAAGGAACCCATTTAAATTGAGTTCTATTTCCGGTTGAATTAAACAGAAGTGGATAACGGTACTCGCTGTCGCTACAAACACGCCAGCCAGCGCCACGCAAGGAAGGATCTGATACTAGTTTTTGAACTATATCAGCTTTTAAGCCCTTCAGCTCGGTGCCGAAGCTGCTTTGGTACTGTTCACAGTTGGCTCGGATTTTAATAAACTCGGACCAGAACGGGTTACCGTTGGTGTCGAATCCGTTGTTCGGATATCTAACTCCACCGGAACCGTTACAATATTCGGCGTCTCCTGCCTTTGGTTTTCTAAAGGTGAAAAGGAATGACGACTCGATATTGATACCGCTGTCTCCGTAGATCCTTGGGACATATAAACGGGATTGCTGGGGTATAGCCCTGACAACCCTTTTCCAAAGATTACGAGAAAAAGCAGAACGCCAAGCATAAGCATTGTTATAGTAACAAACACGCCTAATGCCGTTAGCAACCCTGATCCATTGATCGATTGATTGCGGGATATATTTAACATATAATGGCCTAATATTATTACCATAGATAGCATCCATACCACAGGATTCTAGAAATGGTGGGTTAATAAACGATTTATCCACATTTATGGTTAAATCAAGGAAGTTGAACGTCTTAATGACTGATTCAGCAATTTCGGATTGGCAGATAATATCATCGCCAAACACTTTTATGGTACCGTCGACTTTTAAATGTCTTTGGATACCGTGAATTATTGCATAATATGTGAAAGTTTGAAGGGCCATAATCAAGCCGTTGCCTTGCAAGGCCAACATGCTAATATTATAGGTTTTATCATCAAACTCAACGCTTGTAGGACATACAAGTCTAACCAACCTTTTAAAATCCTGATTACCAGAAAATAAGTAATCAAAGTGGGATTGAGTAATATTATTACTTCCACCTCTAAGGTCAAGCGTTGAAAATTCACCGGTTAGTGAACTCTCAAGAACTATCGCTTTATGAATATCTTGGGCTGTGGCCATATCAATACCACAATGTCGTTCAAGGATTTGCACAAGTGCGTCACCAATAGCATTTTGTAATGCAACGACATAGGTCTCGTTAGGTCCAATGACTCTACCGGTTTTGGCATTTTTCCATGCGCAATCAAGAGAAATAGCGTCTAAAGTAGCACGTCTTTCAGTTACGTTTTTGTGTGGAATACCATCCAAAACGAACTTAAGAGATGCACCAAAGTTGCTATCCTCCTCGGCCATGTTATACAAATAGGCCAAACCTCCAATATCAGAGGTTTTTGACATAATATTTGCTCCAGGTTGTAATATATCGTTTACGACTTTCGCCGTTTTACGAATAGTAGACGTGGAGCCCGTACTATGCCGCATGTTCAGATCCAAGATAGAGAAATCTTTCAAACAATCTGTTATGAACATTTTAGCTATACGCAGTATTTTGCCTATAGCATCAGGACGTTTCTCTACACTTTCGAAAAAGGTTTTCCAAAAGAGAGATCGACTATTTTGCCACAAAATAAAACTAATAAATTCAACTTTAGCTTTATTTATTGGATCTAGACCGAAGTCTACATTCTCAACCTTTTTAAAGAGGTTGTTGACAAAATAACTATCCCAGCCATCATCCATATAGGTATGATAACTAGTACCAGTTGTCATGGATTCGACATCATCGTCGAACGGAATTTGATGATCAAAACAAGTTTCTTTGACGATCAAAAAGAATTTCGATTTGTATAAATCAGAAGTGGTTAATACAGACATTATATGTCTCCTTGTGGTGTTGGTTTATAGATCAACAGTAAATACAGCAGGCGCAGTTGGTAGAATACCATCAGCAATCGCTTGTTTATTTTTAGTCAAGAACTCAATATGCGCATCAATAGCAGCCAAACGTTCAGTGTTATTAACACGATCTTGAATTGCGTTGAACTTAGTTGTCATGCGAAACGTAGCAGGAGCACTAACGATTCCATTGGGATCGGTTACTACTACAGGTTTTGCAATCATGACAGTAACTTGATGGTTTGTACCATCAGCATTTGGATTAACGGTCATCTGTGCGTTAGCACGAAATGCCATTGGAATGAGCGGGTCATTAGCACGGTATTTATCTGTGCCGACAACGTCTTGCTCTTTGCTCAAAATAGTTAATTTTGACATTATTTCTTTCCTTTCATAGATAGTGCAATTGCACTAGTTAGGTTAGCGAATTGGTTTCCACCTAATAGTGGAAGACTTAATTCAAGTTGGTATTTTTGTTTACCAAGATAACGGTTTATCATTATCAAGTCGCCATAAACAGGATAGTTTTCCCGTTTATGATGTCCATAGTAGTAAGACCTCTTAAGGTCGACAAGACCTGTATAAGAACCCTGAGATACCACGGTAGTCCATTGGTTATCAATTGTAACACCAGGCAGTTTTGAATCAATGTTTTGAGCCATCTGTCCAGCATTTACAAAGTAATCAACAGCCCAACCCCAAGGCACCACTGACAGAAAAGAAGTCAGAGGCTGGTTTAAACCAGTAACGCCAATAATACTTGTATTAGGGTTGTAGGCAACTGCACGACCACCCATTTTTACGGTGTAGTCTACCTCGCAGAAGACCGTTAGGTCTCCATCGACTATCTTTGAAAGATGAGTCCCCCGCGCGGTTACTGAAGCTTTAAAAACAGGGAATTCATTACCAAGTGTGTTAAACACATGGTCAATCGTTCCTATTAAAGGTTTTAGGCCAAAGTTATAGGCCAACCAAGCATCAGGCAGTGATTTGGGTTGTTTTGCACCTTGTGCGATAGAGTTCCAGTAGGAAGGTTTCTTCCATTCGCGGACAAATCGTAAGACTTGTTTCGCAGCACTGATAGCCATATCGACAGCTTGTTGCCTCTCATACCACGC